TCAAGGGTAACGTGATGTCATTGTGTCCTAACTGTCATAGGCTAGTACACTTAAGAAGAATAACCCTTAGATAAAGGCAATAGGCCCCATAGCCCCCCTTTGTATGTGTATAAACCCTCTCCCTAAATACATCACATTTTTAGGATTAAGGGTAACATAGTTCACTTATTAAGGAGTTTGACAGAAAAAGAGGGATGTTGTAACCCATTGGTATTAAACAAAGTAGTTAACATGCTCCACCCTACGGAGACAAAAAGGAATAATATGGTAAACTGTCCGAAATGTGGAAAAGAAGCGGAATTAATGGTGCACGAAAAGACCGAAGAAATGTACTGGGTTTGTCACGACTGCAAGTGGACAGCTCTGAAATGCGAAGTATGGTCTCGTTGCGTGGGCTATCTGCGACCTGTGGATTCATACAATCTGGGCAAGAAACAAGAATTTGCTGAGAGAAAAACTTACAAAATATGAAAGATGAACTAACATTCAAATATAGTCTGTACAAGAAGCACATAGATACCTTTGGAGAAAAAGAAATGTGTCGCAGACTTGGACTCAAAAAATGGGAGAGCAATTATTTCAGAAACAAACACAGCCAAGGAGATTTTCAAACAAACTCTAAGCGATGACTTTGAGAAGTTTGTAATCTTTTCCTACGGTGAATTCATTAAAGGCAGAATACCGCAGTTTCATACAGATATATATAATCTGCTAATAAATGAAAAGAGACTTTGTCTTGCAGCACCTCGTGGATTTGCTAAATCTATGATATGCTCCGTGTTTTATCCTACTTGGCTTGCCACATACTCGAAAGTTCGGGATATATGTATTATCTCGGCTTCAGAACAACTTGCTATAGAGCTGCTGCGAAAGATTAGAACGTGTATAGAGAACAATGCTCAGTATATAGACCTATATGGAGACATGAGGTCAGCTAAATGGACAGAGAGTCAGCTAATACTCTCCAACGGAGTAACAATAAGAGCTAAAGGTGCTGGTGGACAGATAAGAGGGTTCAGACCTGAGGTATTGATACTTGATGATATAGAAACAGATGAGTCAGTTCTTTCGGAAGACCAAAGAAAGAAGCTCAAAGATTGGTTATTTAAAGCTTGCTTAAACACTCTCTTGCCAGATGGTCAATTTATCATAGTAGGAACGATAATTCATTATCTTTCAGTTTTGAACGACCTGCTAGAAACACCTAATAACTGGACAAAGAGGCGTTTAACAGCTTACACAGATGGGGTAGAAGATGTAGGACATGAACTGTGGGCAGAACAACGCCCTCATGAGTGGCTACAGCAGAGAAAAGCTGAGATTGGTACATTTGCCTTCGCCTGTTTTACAGGTGAAACTTCAGTTTATACTAAAAATGGATTAAAAAGAATAGATGAAATAATTGTTGGGGATTCTGTTCTTGATAAAGATAGAAATAATGTTTCAGTTAAAGCTATTGGAAATAGAGAAGTTTACCAAACCTACAAGGTTTGGCTGTATGGATATGACAAACCTATAGAGTGCAGTAATAATCATTTGTTTTATGTTTATGCGCCACAGTTTTATAGGAACAGATTTTTTTGTCACAATAATATTCATAAAGCTGTTACGGGTGCAGGGAATACTGCGACTTTAGAATTGGTTGATACACTTGAATGGAAACCTGCTGAACAATTAGTTGGTAATGAATATTGTGTTTTTCCTATTAATGATTTACAGATTGAAACCAGAGATAAAGAATTTTGGTGGACAGTTGGAAGATTTCTTTCTGAGGGAAATATCTATAAGAATACAATTCAAATATGTGCCAATAAAAAAGAAAAGCATTACTTGGAAAGAACACTTAATTATTTGAATACAACAAAATGGGCTGGTAAAAGAAAAATATTCGATTGTGGTTCAACATATAGAATTTATGTCGGAAGTAAAGACCTTACTAAAATATTTAGTAAATTTGGAAAAAAATCTAAACAGAAACATCTTACAGAAGAAGCGAAAAATTTAGACGAAGTAAGTTTTAATTATCTTCTTGATGGATATTTATCTGGAGATGGTTATGTGTCTAAAGGTCAAAGAATGGCAAATAGTATTGATAGACAACTTCTTCTCGATTTTAAAGAAACATTACTAAAATTCGAAATACCGAGTTATCTTAATAAAGTAAAAGATTTTCACACAGATATTATAAAAGGTCGTGTTTGTAATTGTCAGCCACTATATCATTTAACAATATCTACTGATATTACTCGTGCTCCAAAGATATATACTCATAATGGGTTACAATATTCTAGGATAAGAAACATAGAAGTTGTTGAAGATAAGAAAATTGTTTATGATATTAAGACAGAAGGAAATTTTATGGTAGAGGGAGCGGTAGTTCATAATTCCGAGTTTATGAACGACCCTAAGGCAGATATGTCGGCTGCTATCAAACAAGAGCACTTGCGATATTGGACAGAACTTCCAGCTCAATACTCTGGAGTTATTGCTATAGACCCAGCTTACTCAGATGATGCTAAGGCAGACTACAAGACAGCTAGTATAGTATTAATAGACCAACAGCATAATAGATACCTTTCACATTACCTGCGAACACACATGCCAATGGGAGAGTTTATAGATGCTATATTAAACCTATACCAACAGAATAAGAATTTTATAACAGGTGTAGGAGTTCCAAGCTCAGGAACAGAGAAGATGTTCTTTACCAGTTTACAAAAGCAAGCACAGGAGAGAAAGATTTATCCTCCGTTTATAGAATTAAAGAACTCATTCATTTCAGCATCAGGACAAAAGATAACTAATAAGAAAGCCAGAATTGTTGCTAGCCTTCAGCCATTATTTGAAAACGGAAAGTATTACATTCACGAAAGTCAATACGAAGCAAGAGACGAACTTTTAACAATAGGTTCATCTAGACATGACGATATTGTAGATACACTTTGCTATGCAGAACAAATATTAACACCAAACTTTGAAGAGCAAGTAGTATCAACAGACCGTTATGGAGATGATATAGAAGAATTCCAAACAATACCAAATGATTACGGATATTAAAAATGATAAAATATAGTGATACAACGCCACAACCAATTGTAGACCAGCCATTAAGTGATGAGAGACTAGCTCATAAAATAATGGGTTGGAAAGATGATTCAGAAGATTGGGTAGGAGATTGGGAAACTAATCAAGACAAGTGGCATAAGATGCGTATGCGTGTTAAGTCCACAAAAAACTTTCCGTTTAAGGGATGTTCAAATATTCGTATGCCCACAATCGAAACAAAGATTAGAAAACTTAAAGCAGCTTTGGTGAACGTATTGCTAGGTATACGACCTATTGTTCAAGTAACACCTACTCCGTCAGGAGATTGGCAAACAGCAAGCAAAGTAGAAATGTTTCTCGACCATCTCATTATGAATGTAATGCAGATTAAAAGTAAGCTGATTATTGCTATTGACCAAACTCTTGAAAAAGGTTTCTATTTGCTTAAACCTTATTGGAAGGTTGAGATTATAAATAGAATAGAAGAACTCAAATTAGAAGATTTAGATATAAAAGAAGCTATGTGGTTATTTGACCCACAGAGACAACCAGAAGAAATAGCAGGAGAGGTCATTAGACGTTTTAGTGTTGATATGTCTCCGAGAGTAATAGACGATAATAGAAAAGCTATTCTTAAAGCTGTTGACGACATTCTTGCTGGTGGAGATAATATTAAGATTGTTGTACAAGATGTAACTTGCGATTATCCCGACATTGCACTCTGCTCGCCAGAGAGAGTCTACGTTCCCACTACAACTGGATTTGACCCTCAGAGTGCCGAATATATCATCCATGAATTCCTTATGCCATTAGACCAAGTAAAGTTAAATGGAGAATTAAAAGGATGGGATGTTTCTTCAATTTCAGATGTAGAACTTAAAAAAGGTTCTAACTTAGATGACAAGACAATAGATTTAACTAAAGATGAGAGAGAAGGAATTACTCGTCTTCAGGGAGAAAATGAACTTGTAAAGATATGGGAGTGTTATTGCTGGTATGATATTAACGATGATGGTGTTAAAGAAAAATGTATTGTTACAATGGCTGGAGACTTTGGTAAAGTATTTAGAAAGATTTCCTTACCATTCTTCTCTAACAGGTTTCCATTTGTTAAGTTCTTCTACGAGCTTATTAATGATAGATGGTTTTCTCATCGTGGAATACCTGAGATTATAGAAGACATTGTAAAAGAGATTGATGTTCAACATATGCAGAAGATAGACTATGGTACTATTGCTAATAGTCCTATGTTTTTATATCGGTCTGGTATGGTAGGAAAGAACACTACTCAATTCTTATTTGGTCAGGGGATACCAGTTAATGGTATGCAGCCTCTAGCAGACACATTCGCCCCAATTAATAAACAAAACCCGAATGTAGAATTCTCTTATGAAAGAGAACAGATGTTATTGGAGACTAAAGTTGAAGAACTTATTGGTCAGGTAGATTTTACTTTACAATCAATGATTAATAAAAGACAACCTAGAACTCTTGGTGAAGTTGAGATGCAACAGCAGAACATGAACCAAGTATTCTCGTTAGATGCTGATATGTTTCGTGAGCAGTTTGCTGAATTAGTTAATTGGATATATGAACTATGGTGTCAGTATGGTGATGACAAATATGAGTTTATGTATTTTGGCAAAGATGCTCAACCACAACAAGGACAACAGCAAGGACAAGTACCTCAGTCCAAGCAAGGTATAAAGATTAAACTTACTAAAGAAGAACTACAAGGTAAGTATAATATTACAATCAGAGGTAATGACCAAAATACTAATCCTCAGGTCAGATTACAGAAAGCACAACAGATTGCTCAGATAACTCAGAACCCCATAGCACTTCAAACAGGTGTTGTTAATCCTCAGAATGTGTTTAATGGTTTAAAGAGATACCTACAAGAATTAGATATAGATGGATGGGAAGAACTTATCTCACAACCACAACCACCTCAGCCACCACCACCAGATATAAAAGTTGCTTCAAAAGATTTAACTGACGGAGAGATGGCACAGGTATTAAAAGCTAAAGGACTTCAACCAGATATTAAAGGTCGTGAACTAGACGAACAAAATAGAAATGATGAACTAGAGTTTGACCAATTAAAAGATGTTGCAGATAGTATTGGAAAAACTTCTGCACAACAACCACAACAATAGGAGGCAAAGATGGAGGGCAACGCATACTGGGAACAAAGAGTAAAGTATTACGAGCAAAGTGATGAAGAAAATATTGTCAAAAGAATTAAAGAATGTCAGTTCGTTCTTGACAAGCTTGATAAAGATGAGCTTTGGAAGATTATTCTCAAAGATATTGCTATCTGGACAGAACAAGTTGATTCAAGATGGCAAGACGTATATGACGAAACACAGCTTAGACAAATGAGAACAGTTAAGTTAGCAGCAACGCATCTTAACAATTTAAAGAATACTTATACAGAAGATTATAGATATGCACAAGAAGAACTAGCAAGTAGAAAGAAAAAAGATATAGAAAAGGACTACGAGGTTTAATATGCCACCAGTACAACCACAAGCAATTCAACAGCCACAACAGCAGCAACAGTTGCCACCACACGTTATAAAAGCCTATGCCATGTTTGCAGAAGCAAGCAAAAAAGATATGAAGACTTTTGAGCAAGACGCTACTGCTATAGGACACGTTATAACTAATAGGACTTTAAGACCAGATAGATTTGGTGTTACTACTCAAGATGTAGTTATGTCTCCAGACCAGTTTTCAGGAGTAGGTGGAGAAGAGTGGATAAAAGCAGAAACTGGAAAATTAACAGGAGATGAAAAGAAATATTTAATAAAAGCTTTTCAGTTAGCTAGTGGTATAGACAGAGGATTAATACCCGACCCTACAGATGGAGCTGACCATTATTATAATAAGTCATTAGCAAGCCCTGCTTGGGGTAAAAAAGATAGTGCTGCTAAAGTAAAGATGTATGAAAATTATTATGACCCAAAGATGAATACGAAAGACCATTCATTTTATAAAGAAACTTTAAAGAATAAAAAAACAAAATAGTAAGATAAAAGAGAGGGCGTAGCTAAAATTCGTTAGTTGCGTTATAACCATAAGGAGAAACACATGGAAGAAGAAGTAAAGGAAGTCGTTAAGGAAGACGTTGTTGATTCGGCTCAACAGCAAGAGGCTGTGCAGGAACAGGAAACCGCTTCACCTGAAACTGAGACTGTAGAGAAGGTCAAACTTCCTGAGGTAAGTGAACCTCAAGTATCGAATGACCTAGATGAGTACGGAGTTCCTTGGAAAAATCGTGCAATGGAATATAAACGCAAGATGGAAAAGGAACAACGAGAACGAACCGAATCTCAACAGAATCAACAGATAAATCAGCAACCGCAGAGGGAAAATACTATTCCTGAGTTAGAAGCCTTTGCTCTAGATGCAGAGAACCCAGCACATAAACAATGGGCTATGTCTGAAATAGAGAGACTTCGAGACCGTAAGTATCAAGAGATGTTAGATAAGAAGTTAGCTAGTGGAAGAGAGCAACAACAGGTTGAAACATTAAAAACACAGACTTTTAATTCTGTCATAAGCAGAAATCCAGATTTAGTAATAAAAGACGAAGCTGGTAATTTCAAAGGATGGAACGCAAATAATGTTGTTTTTAAGAAAATTAATCAGTATATGCAAAATCCAGAAATAGCTAATCATCCTAGAGCTTTAGAAATTGCAGAAGCCTACGCCAAAAGAGATTTATTCTCCTCGCAAGCTCCTGTAATAAATAATAAACTAGAAAAACAAGCTAATGCTCTGAAGTCCTTACAAAAGAAAACTCTTATAGAAGGAGCAGGTAATCAGACTCAGCAATCTATCTCCACCAAGTCGGCTGCTATTGATAAATTGAAACAAACAGGGTCTTCGAAAGATGCTAGGAGTGCCTTAGGAGAAGTTTTTAGGTCTCAAGGTATTATCAAAGACTAAAAGGTGAATTAAGATGGCAAACGCATTTTCATATTCAGATGGAGCAGTACGTGAGGATTTATTAGATATTCTTACGAACTTATCTCCAACTGATACACAGTTAATAACTGGACTTGCTACATCAAAAGCTATGGCTCAACGTCATGAGTGGCTAACTGACACTCTATCAGATGTTAAAACCAATGCTTTCGCTGAGGGTGCTAACGCAAC